GATTCTCTGGCATTGTCTCTTAATTTTGCAAGTTCAGATATGTGACGTCCAAATGTAACATCATATTTTTTTTGGTATTCATCTCTTAGTTGTCCAATGTATTGAACAACAAGTGGATACACTTTTGGATTCTGTAATTTACTAGCTGATACAACTGCGGCATCAGAAGAATATCCTGCAGCGATAGCACACTCCGTTGCAGTCTTTCTGCCTTCGTTTGTAACTAGCTCATGTGCAAATTTCATTTGCATTTCTGTTAATTTCTTTGGTAGACCCATGACTAGACATTTAAGGTAATTTTAGTTATAAATCAAGTGTTCTGGGGTCGGCTTACGAAAAGATGAATGATTAATGTTATACCTTTGGATACTGGGCCCCAGGTTTAAAAAGGAATAATAATGCAAGGAAGATATTTAAGACAAGTTATAAATAAATTCATGACTAACTCTGAAGTTGCTAACAATGCAAGAGTTCAAGTCTATATGCCAAACGGAGAAACATTTGATGTTTGTGGTATTCAATTAATGCAGAATAAAATTATTGGTGAAAGAGAATCTCATAGACTAATTATTACTGTTGAACCAACTCAATGGCATATGGGTAAAATGACTAAGAGAGTAGGATAGTCATTACCTTGAAACCTGAAACTAAATTTTGGCAAAAAGTTAAGAAATTTATGCCTGAGATATCTTTCACAAGATTAGAAAATCTCAGTGGTTTTGGTACTCCAGATCTATTGTGCTACAATAAAACTGGTACGTTTTTTACTTGTGAACTAAAGGTAACGAAAACTAATTCTGTAAGACTTTCTCCACATCAAATTAGCTTCCATGTGAGGCATCCTAAGAATAGTTTTATCCTAGTTTTCTCTGAGAAGCTTAAGAGCGCAAAACTTTATGACGGAAGCCAAGTACTAGCCCTCGCCTCCCGTGGCTTGTCTCTTGAATCTCGCTGCGAGTCTCTGGAATCTGTCTACGATCTTTTTGAAAGTCTGTAGTCAGAGGCTTGTCCCAAGCTGCACGCGGCTTGCGTCTAGCGTCCAGGTTTATAACCGTCATGTTTCCTAGTTTTTCGGTATTTCTCATCAAAGCTTTCTTCTTGTTTTTTATCAATAGATAACATTACCCATATAACGATTGCAGCGATAGTAAATCCGAACGCAACAAACGTTATAAATACTGAATATAAATCAGATAGCATTTCAATCATTAGTTTCTCCAATCAGTTAGTTTATCTTCCATAGCATTTTCTAAAGTCTCAGCCTCAGCCATAATATCTTCATCAGCTGCAAGCGCCAAGCTTCTAGCTTCATCAATAAACATAGTCGAGAGATGAGCAGCGCGCATCATGGCTGCACCTTCCGTATATTTACCATCTAACCAGTCTTTAAAGTACTTGTGTGATAGATCTTCTATTGTCATTGTTTATCCTTTCTAGTTAACTTCTGTTATATCTTGTATATCAGTCTCTGTCACTTCTAAAGTATCCACATCTTTAATGAAAGATACATGATCAGTTAGACCATCTCTGAACTTTCTTTCAGCATCCTCTCTGCTGCTAGCTTCTACTGTGTAGACATACTTCTTAATTGTTGGCACTGTTTCTAGTGTTATTATCTCGTATGTTGTCATATCTTTCTCCTTTGTTAATTAATATATCCTACATTATCCTACTAACATAGTCAAGTCAATAGTTACCAGATACCCGATGCAAGTGACTGGTAGCTGAATGCACGAAGCAAGTAACAAGTCAATGCGACATATTGTCGCAGGCGTTGCCGGGGTTGTGCTCGTGTAGGTTGTGCGCCGCTGCGCGGCTCTAGTAGCTGGTTGCATATAAGATACAGTGTTGCAAAAATGTCACGCGCCCGCTGGCGCGGGCTGGGCGCTGCGCGGCATCGGTCGCGCCCGCCTTGTATACCATGCTCTACGTCTACGTCCGTACCCGTTGCGTCGGTCCCCCAGGATATCGCATGGGGTTACTATTGTTTAGCCAATGTTAGTGTAACATGTAGGTGGTATCTAGTTACAAGATGCCTGTTGCTAGACGCGGGTGGCGGGGTGTTACAACATATAACCATCGTAGAGGTCCCAAAGCCTTTCCAATCTATTAAATCTTGTTATAATGTTGATCCACCTTTTTATAAAGGGGTCCCTCAGCCGGAGACTTTAGACCTTGATTTACACTTTTATAAGCTATAAATACTTCTAATCATCAAATTGTTAGATGCAAAAAAATAATAGAAATTTTTTTATGAGTGAAAAAAAATATAGATATACAGAGAAACAAAAATTATATTATAAAAATCTATCAACAGAAAAAAAATTAAAAATTTTTAATAGAGCAAAAGATCGTTTATCTGATGAATATAAATATATAGAATCAAGATATCTCCAAATAAAACAAAGATATAAAAATAATAAACATTCTATAAAAAATAGAATTGATATGTATACCTGTGATTTTACTATGGAACAGTTTTTAAATCACTGGGAAAAACATAAAATAAGATATGGTGGTTTAATATGTGCTATTAGTGGGCTACCTATGACACATATTGGACTTAATGATTCATTAAATAAATATAAAAGAAATTGGTCTAATATAAGTGTGGATAGATTAGATTCGGATAAACCATACACTTTAAAAAATACCATCTTTGTAAGATGGGATATAAATTTATCTAAAAGAGATTTATCAATAAACCACATGAAAAAAATAATATCATTATATAATGAAACATTTTTAATGAACTAATGAACGACCTTTTAAGTAAAATAAATAGATTACCAGAAGACGTTAAAAAAGAATTCCTAGAAGCAGGAATGTTAGCTTCTAAAAAAAGAAAGATAGAAAAAGTACAAAATGACTTTATGGCTTTTGTTAAACATGTTTGGCCAGAGTTCATTGAAGGTGGCCACCATAAAATTATAGCAGAAAAATTTAACCTGATTGCTGAAGGTAAATTAAAAAGATTAATTATCAATATGCCGCCAAGGCATACAAAGTCCGAGTTCTCCAGCTTCCTGCTTCCAGCATGGATGATTGGACGTCGTCCTAAATTAAAAATTATTCAATCAACTCACACTACAGAACTTGCTGTAAGATTTGGCCGTAAAGCTAAGAATTTAATGGACTCCCCAGAATATAAGGAAGTATTTGAAACTAGACTTAGAGAAGATTCTCAAGCCGCCGGTAAATGGGAAACAGAACAAGGTGGTGAATACTATGCAGCGGGTGTCGGGTCAGCCATTACTGGTCGAGGTGCAGATTTATTAATTATAGATGATCCTCATTCTGAACAAGATGCATTAAACATAGATGCATTAGAACGCGCGTATGAATGGTATACATCAGGACCACGTCAGCGTTTGCAACCAGGTGGTGCAATTGTTCTTGTTATGACAAGATGGAATACAAAAGATTTAACTGGTGCCTTGCTGCGAGCGACGGGAGACACTAAATCAGACAAATGGGAGTTGATAGAATTTCCAGCAATCCTTCCATCAGGTAAACCAGTATGGCCAGAGTATTGGAAGCTAGAAGAATTAGAAGGAGTTAAGGCTTCATTAACATTACAAAAATGGAATGCACAATGGATGCAAAATCCAACATCAGAAGAAGGTGCTATTATAAAACGAGAATGGTGGCGTAAGTGGGATAAGAATTATATTCCACCTCTTGAGCATGTCATACAAAGTTATGATACTGCATTCATGAAAAAACAAAGTGCGGATTACTCTGCTATTACAACTTGGGGAGTTTTCTATATTGATGAAGACTCAGGACCTCAACTTATTTTATTAGATTCAATTAAAGATCGATTTGAATTTCCTGAGCTTCGAAGGATAGCATACCAACAATATCAGTATTGGCAACCAGAAACTGTACTTGTAGAAGCTAAAGCATCAGGATTACCATTAACTTATGAATTGCGTAAAATGGGAATCCCTGTTATAAACTTCACACCATCAAAAGGCAATGACAAGCATAGTAGAGTTAATGCTGTAGCACCTTTATTTGAATCAGGTCAAATATGGGCACCTACTCATAAAGAATTTGCCCAAGAGGTTATTGAGGAATGTGCAGCCTTTCCTTATGGGGATCATGACGATTTAGTAGATTCCATGACACAAGCTGTAATGAGATTTAGACAAGGTGGATTTGTAGAGCATCCTGAAGACTACAAAGATGAAGCTTTGGATAAACGTAAAAGGAATTATTATTAGTATGAAAAGTTTATTAGATCTAATTAAATCATTATACGGACCAAAAGCAATCGCTAGTACAATTGGTACAAAAACAAATGTAGTACGTCTTCCAAGTGGAAAACTTCAAAAATATCTTTCAAGAGATTTAAACATAGAAGCAGCATCAGATGAGGCTGCACAAAATGCATTTAATGAAATGAGAGAACTTATTTCTGAAGTTCCAAAAATGAATGATGGTGAACGTTTAGTGTTTGAAGGAAATTTAAGAAGATTAAAAAATAAAGTTAGACCAGAACAACCAATGGCTGAAGTTATTGGAATTGAAAATAGACAACCTATCAAAGGAGAAGGATTAGAATCATTAATTAAAGAAGCAGGACAAACTAGTGCTCCAGGAACAATGGTTGGAAATATTCAATCAAGAGTTAATCAATTAAAACAAATTGGAAAAGAAATGGAAAAGCAAACTGGAGAGAAAGCAGTTCTTGGTGATGTATTAAAAGAATATGGAGCATCACAAGGATCTTTAGCTAGAATACAAGATCAAGGTTTAGTTAGAGCAACAGCAAGACAAATTTTAATCAATGATATTAAAGCAGGTAAAATTAAAAACATAACTCCTGAAGAAGCACTTGCATTAAAAGAACCATTAGATCCTTTTAGACAGTTCTATGGTGAAGATGCTTTAGAACAGTTAGATAGTTTAATTCCTGATTTTAAAAAATTAACATCTGAAATAGATGCTGAAAAATTAGCAAGATCTAAATTTAAATTTGAACCTGATGTAAATAGACCAAAAGAATCTTTCACAGAAGAAGAGATGAAAAAGCTTTTAGAAAAAGAACCAAAAAATGAATTTGCTAGAGGCGGCGCCGCTGGTTTAGATTACTTAATGGGATTCTAAAATGGGTATTGGTTCATATAAAGATGCTCAAAGATATCGCATGCGTAAGGATAAAAATTTAACAAGAACTTTTTATTTAGATACAAAAAGAACTTTAGACGAAGAACCTTTTGCTTGGGAACAAGTACAAAATACTCCAGCACCAGAAACAGATTACCAAACAGAAGTAGATACTGAAATGGTTGTACCTCCACAAGACGTACTTCCTAAAAATCCAATACCTAATATGCCATCAGCACCAGGAATTCCTAATCCTCAATTTAGACAAATTGAATTAGCAGACGGTGGAAGTGTTGAAGTAAAAAAATCAAAAGCTATACCTATGGATCTTGAGAGTGTTGCCTTTAGATTATTTCAAGACAATTTAGATAATCTTTCTTATAATCAAAAACAAACAGTTTATAATTACATAGAAGATAATAGAAATAAAAAAGCAAAAGGTGGTTCTGTTGAAAATGAAAATTTTTATCAATCAGAAATGCCTGCACAAAATACAGAAGAAACAAATCCTGAAATAATTATTAAACAAGCTATTCTAAAGGAAAAAGATTCAGAGAACATTAAAACATTAAATTATATGCTAGAGATACTTCGCGAGAAAAAAAATGAAGAACAAGAATATAAAAAATTACAAAAAGAAAAAGGAGTTCGTTATTCTGAAGACTTTCCAACTTCTAGTGGATTTGGTTTTGAAAATGTTCCTTATGAATATCTTAAAGAAACAGTAAAACAAACTTTAACTAATCCAAAATATTTTGGAAGTAATTTATTAAAAGGAGCTGCTGAAGGGACTGAATTTTTAGTTGGGCAACCTTTACAAACTTTGTTTAATCAAGAAGGAAAAAACTTTGAGTTTTATGAACCTACTGCAGGAGAAAAATTAGGTATAAATAAATTAATAGAAAAATATACACCAAAAAATCCAACGACAGGTACTTTAGCAATGGGTAAAGCTGCTGAAATAACAGGATCACTTTCTGATCCTTTTTTAGCTTATGGTGTTGGAAAAAAAATACTTCCAAAAAAAGTTAAAAAGAATAGAAAAAGTGTAGAAGAGAATTTAATAGAAGATCTAATGAATGGAACTCTAAAACCCTCTTCTGATTATTAAATGACTAAGAGATTAACAAGAACTATACCACCTAAATCAGGTCCATGCCCACAAGGCTTGAATATTGATTATAATACTGTTAGAACAATTAAATCGGAGAAAACAATAAATGGCAGAAATAGACAAGGGTCTAATCCCAAACATAGGTAGTTCTTTAACTCCCGAACAGGAGATAGAACAAGTTGTATCTGAAACAGAAACAGTTTCATCCAGTCCTACAGAACTTACAGAAAATGAAGATGGTAGTGTTGATATAAACTTTGATCCAAAAGCAAAAATGGAAGGAGAAGCTTTAGAGCATGGAGCTAACCTTGCAGAATTTATAGATGAAAATGATCTTAATTTACTTGGAACAGAACTTGGTCAAAACTATGAAGATTATAAAAGTTCAAGAAAAGATTGGGAACAAGCATATACACAAGGATTAGATTTATTAGGATTTAAATACGAACAAAGAACAGAACCTTTTCAAGGAGCAAGTGGTGCGACACATCCAGTACTTGCAGAAGCAGTTACACAATTTCAAGCATTAGCTTATAAAGAATTATTACCAGCGGAAGGACCAGTACGAACTCAAGTTATTGGAGCATCAACTACAGACACAGAACAACAAGCTGAAAGAGTTAAAGAATTTATGAACTATCAAATTATGGATGTCATGAAAGAATATGAACCAGAGTTTGATCAAATGTTATTTTATTTACCATTATCAGGATCTACATTTAAAAAAGTTTATTACGATGAAACATTAGGAAGAGCAGTTTCTCAATTTATTTCAGCAGAAGATTTAGTTGTTCCTTATTCAGCAACATCATTAGAAGATGCTGAAGCAATTATTCATGTATTAAGAGTATCAGCAAATGATTTAAGAAAACAACAAGTAAATGGTTTTTATAGAGATATAGAATTATTACCAGCTGATGATGGCACAAGTACAAATGATGTTAGAG